ATGAAGCCTTTGAAGTCGGGAGACTTGTCGCCCTTACGCTGTGCTTCTTCTTCCCAGTACATCACGCCCTTGCCGGGCTTTTCGTTGTGTAGGTTACTCATTGATTGCCTTTCTGTAGTGATAGCGGGCAAACTCTGCGCCGCCTTGTTTAACCATCTCTGTAAAGATGGGGTGTCCCTGCTTTCTAAAAACTTCGATATGTGCAGCAAGTCTGAAACTCCCGTATTTATCTAGGGCTTCTTGTGGGGTAATCGGCCCTGTGTCCATCAGGTGTTTCAAAATATTTCCTCGCTGAGTCCCGTGTCTTGAGAGGGCAGAGACTTTGGGGCTTTTGGGCCTTGTGGTACTCCCAGTGCAACAAGCTCAGTACGCAGCTTGAGTTTCTGGAAAGAATCTAGGTTGCCGAGAATCTCATCATTCTCTTGTTCCAGCGCGGCAAACTTCATAGGCTTTTCAGCTTCTGTAATCTTGAGAGAGTTGTGGATTCTGAAGACCATCTGAGCGTAGCCACCTATCCATTCTTCCTTGGTGTGGTAGGCGGCATAAGGCTCTTGTGTGTTGGGTACATATAGTTTGTAGGCTCCAGACGCTTCCTGAATATCCTGTACCGCAGTCGGAAGTACGTCTTCCACCCGCTCTGCCATGCCCATGTCTTTGGGTTGGTTCTGGGTGTTGGTTGGTTTCTCAAAGTCAGAGACTTCTTCCGGTGTGTATACCCCCACGACACAGCCCGGATAGACAGAACGGATGCCCTCTGAGATAACACGGGCACGGAGCATCGCTCGGGGATAGTTCTTCCAATTATCTTTGTTGGCAATCCCAATCCTCTTTGCTTGTTCAAGACTCCAAGACAGTTCAAGTGTGCCCCCTTGAGGGTGGCTAAATAGGCCCGTGACTTTTGCATCTGTGTATTCCTTCCATTCAACCTTGCCACCAGCCTGCTGGAAGCGGGCCAACATTGCGTCTGCTTTCAAGGCAGGGCGTCCTTGAATAACGTGAAAGTCACGCATAGCTACAGCGGGGTGTAGGTTCTCTGCTTGGCACAACAGCATGATTGCCATAGCTTCTTGTGGGTTCTTAAACCCGAACATCTTGCTACCAGCGGCTACTTCTGCCATTTGTTGCATGTCGTTAAAGGGAACGATGTTGCTCATAGAAACTTCTCCAAAAGAGTGATTGCGGTATCAATGACTGAACTTGTAGCCATGATGTAGATTGCAAAGTCGGTGTTAGTCATGCTTGCCCTCTCTCACTTTCAGCATTACGTCTGCCATGTCGTATGCGTCTTTTGCAATAGTTGCAAGGTGTCGTTGCCCTTGCTGCGTTAATCCCTGCATCGCTTTGGCAGCAAAGTAGTCACGCAAGGTCATGCCTTCTGACATGGTGGTGACCCCGGTGGTGGGGTGACGGTGTTGGTAGGGGTATGCGTACATGGTGAACCTCACTTGATTAAGAAACGGCGGGAACCGGGAACTTCCACAACAAACTGTTGGTAAATGTCTGGCATGGCTTGCTGGAACAGGGTGGAGGAGAACTTCTTGCTAGGTTTAGCGTTCTTCCACGTAGCGATGACTTGGCCTTCTATGTTGGCAAGCACAGCGTTGTCACCCATATACCCGGAGATAAGGGTCTGTAGAGCCTCCTCACGCTCCTCTAGAGCCTTCTTATCTCGCTTGATAAGGGCTAGGTGGCGGCAAGCCTCTTCTACGCTTGCAGAGGCCATCTTTGTGTTACCCCCATCTGTGGGGTACATGAGTTTTACTTGGTCGGTGGACTCTGGTGGGAGGGGTTGCTTTGTCATCACCCGGGCCCAGACCTCTGCCATTTGCTTTATCAGGTCATTCTTTTGTTCTTCGTGTATGTCAAAAGAACAGAGGAAGAACTCTTGACCACCGAATAGGACAGCCAGATAAACCTTGTCCACCCCGAACACGGTTGCTTCATGTACAAGTTGAGCCATATCAGCAGCAGGGATGATTCCAGTCTCAGCATCGAACTTGTTGCGTACAGCAGCGTTGTAGTTCTTGCATTCCACCAGAACCGTCTTACCATCTTGTTTCCCTGCAAAGTCAAAATGAGAGCGCAACCAAGCCTCTTTAGGGTGGGTTAGAGCGTCTTCTATCTTGGTTAGCTCTATACCTAGCTTCTGTTGTGCCAGACGCCCTATAACGGGTTCCATCACGTGTCCCATCTGTACAGCTTCAACGTCAGACAAGTCGGGTATTTCCATCATGCCTAGCTTTGTAAGGATGACTTCGTTGGCTTTGCCTTGTGCGACACGGCGGCTGTCTCCGCTCCATATCGCGCTGTTACGGGTTTGTGGGGAAAAGTCAGACATGGGAACCTCCTGAAAGTAATTCGTTGACCTCTGATTGGGTGGCGAACGGGATGGTGATGGGGGAGTGGTGTTTACCGTCAAGTCCGCAAGACATGTGAGCAAGACGCTCCACGTTTGCGAAATTGTTGGGGGGTTGGACAGGTAAGCCAGAGACTAGGCTTATCTTCGGGGGGATTCTCTGACACAAGCCCACTTCTGGATTCTTGGGGGCGTCAGGGTTTGTCTCGAAATGAGAGCAGGTGATGCACAGATTCATAAGGTAACTTCCTTTTGTTGAGATGAGATGAGATTATAGCATGATTAGATTATGTGTTGTTATTGTCTCCCCATTTTTTCAAGGCCAGCTTTGTGTAAGTTTCTAGTTCATCCCACCGCCAGTCTATGCCGCCAGACCAAGCCTCTTCGCTGACCTCATTTGCCAGCGCAATCACTTCCTCTTGTGTGATGATGCGTTTGCGCCACAGAGAACCATCTGTAACCCCGTGAGCTACCTTGCGTTGCTGTGCTTTTTCAATGTCGTCAAATGCTTCGTCTTCATAGTCTTTCATGTGTTCTTCTCCTTGAGTTTGGCTTCAATGGCTCTAGTAATACTTTCTCCACTTCTTTTTTGGTCAGACCAAATATCGTTCATTTCCTCATTCGTCAGCCCTACCCATGTGCGTTGTTGTGGTGTGGTGTAGAGAGGCTTTTGAGTCCATCCACGCAAGATTTCATCTTCATCAAGCGGTCTGCAAGCGGCTTCCTCAAAGTTACCTTGGCAGTGCATCCACGCCACAGGCTCGCTTTGCTTCTCTGCCTTTGCAATAGCTGCTCTTGCGGCAGATGCGGCATCACAAAGCCCCTCTACAGCTTCTTCACTAGGGTCTGGACATTCGGATAAATATTTTGTAATTGCCTCAAGCGACAGTTTCAATGTTTCAATCATGTCTTACTCCTTAATGCCGTGGGCGGCTTCGATTGCTCGGGCGAACTTGTGCAAGTCAGACACATGGCAATCAATGTCCACTGGCGCTTTCATGTAAGCGTCCCAAATCTGCTCATCCGTCAGCGGCTTGCATTGTTGTGGTGTGGTGTAGAGAGGATGCCAAAGACCGGATTCTTTTTGTCCTGCGTTCAATAAGTTGCACAAAGTCCCAGATGTTGAACGCCAAGCCACAGGTTCACCCTGCTCTTGCTTGGCTAGTGCTTCTTCTAGGGCTTTGATGGCTTCCTCAACATCACGCAACATAGATGGCGACCAAGATTCGCAACCAACGTAGCCTTTAGAACATTCCAACGCATCAAGCGCCAGATTCATTGCTTCAATAGACATAGTTAGTCCTTTTCGTTTGAAATACCCATAGCCAAGATGTACAGCAGCAAGACGCCCACAGACGTCAGGCCACCACCTACAAGCAAGGCCACTAACAGGCCTATGTTTGCAAATTCTTCAAAAGTCATACTCCACCCCCGTCGATAAATCCCCCGTGAGCCACAGGGCTTGTGTCACTAGGATGGGATGGTTCCACACACCAGCACGCTGTGCATCTAACAGCGCGTGGGCACTTTTCCTTGACAGAGGCAATGAGATTAGTGACCTCATTCCTGCGTGTGTAGGTTGAGATATTGGGGTTTCGTTTGTACTGTTCATCTAGGTGTCTCCGTCTTGTTGTCAGTAGTTCTAAGATGTTTGTCATGGGTTACTTACCTTTCAAATTAACGTCATTTGTACTGCTTGGTTCTTTATCTTCTCTTGGAACTTCACCGCTTGTGTCCAGTCGTTTCCGTTTTTTTTTTCCATTCTGGCGGCAAAGCTCCACGCCATACTATCTGCTGACTCTAGGTTATCTCTCACCTCCTGCCACGATAGGGCTGTTGTCTTTA